CCATGTTGGACTATATAATATATACAATCTGTTTCTGTCTCTGTCGTTGTTGTTGACATCGCGTATATAATAACTTAATATAAAAACATTATAAATCATTATAAATTCATTTAAAGTAATACAAAGATATTTAATAAGATGAAATTTCAATCAAAGAAATACGAGGGTGATTCTAAATATTTTTCTAAATGGGATTTCGAATTATCAGATTTCCAAAAATGGGCCATAAATGGTATTGTCGAAAACAAAAATGTCCTTATAACCGCACACACTGGTAGTGGGAAAACATTACCCGCCGAATTCGCCATAGATTATTTTCCAAAGAAAAACAAAAAGGTTATTTATACCACCCCAATTAAAGCCTTGAGCAACGAAAAATTCAAAGATTTACAACAAAAATTTCCCGAATTATCTTTCGGTATCCTAACGGGTGACATTAAATTCAATCCAGAAGCAGACGTTATTATCATGACAACCGAGATTCTTTATAACACTCTTTTCCAAAAAAAAATGATTCAAGAAAACACCATCAATAAAGAACAAATTTCTCTCCATTTTGATATCGACATCGAAACAGAACTAGGATGTGTCGTTTTCGACGAAATTCACTACATTAATGACAAAGACCGCGGTAGAATCTGGGAAGAAACCATTATGCTTTTACCAAACCATATCCAAATATTAGGCTTATCAGCCACCATCGACAAACCAGATAAATTCTGCCAATGGATTGAAACGGTTAAAGGTAAAGAAACATGGTTATGCTCGCACGATAAAAGAATTGTTCCATTAACACATTACTCTTTTATTACATACCCCGATTCTTATTACAAAAAATTTCCATTAGAGATTAAAAATTTAATTGACAATAATAATTTTTCAAATAAACCTATTGTTCTAAAAGAACAAAACAAACTTTTTAGAGAGAAAAATTACTCTAAAATTCTAAAATTACTCAAATATTTTAACAACAATAAAGTTAGAGTTAATCAATTCTTTGTAATGAACAAACTAGTCGAATATTTAAACAATAATAATATGTTGCCGGCACTTTGTTTTGTATTTTCAAGGAAAAAAACAAAAGAATTTGCACAAAAAATAACCGTTCCACTCTTTCCCCAAGATTCTATAATCCCAAGCACAATCAAAAAAGAATGCAAACAAATCTTAATGAAATTGCCCAATTATCGCGAATATCTATTATTGCCAGAATATGATTGGTTAACAAAATTATTGGAAAAAGGCATCGCGGTTCATCATAGTGGAATAACACCTGTATTCCGAGAAATGATTGAAATCCTATTTGGCAAAGGCTATATAAAACTTCTTTTTGCCACTGAAACATTTGCGGTAGGTATTAACATGCCGACTAAAACTGTAATATTTTCCTCTATGACAAAATATGATGGAAAAGGGTTTAGGCTTTTGAAGTCGCATGAATATACGCAAATGGCTGGTAGAGCTGGGAGAAGAGGTCTGGATACTGTTGGAAATGTAATTCAACTGCAAAATCTTTATAGAGACCACGCTTCTAATAATGAATTATCTAGTATTTTTGAAGGGAAACCTGAAACATTATCCTCGAAATTTAAAATTAATTTTAATATGCTGCTTAAAATGATGGCGGCTAATAATACTAAATTTAAAGAATTTGTTGAAAATAGCATGGTAAATAGCGATATTGAAAAACAAAAGAAACATGTAAAATTTGAATATGATACTTTAAAATGCAAAATTCAAAATTTTTGTTATAATTTTCAAACCAATTTTAGAACAAAAAAATGTGAGATGGACAAATATTTAAAAATGAAGAATACTGTAGATAGCTTAAGTTCTAAAAAAAGAAAGAAAGTGAAAAAAGAAATGCAACTAATGGAAACAGATAATAAATTCTTTTTAGATGATATTAAAAAATATGAATTGCATTTGAAAGATGTAGATAGTGTTAAGAATTTGGAGAGAAAAATGAATAATATCGACGAATATATTGAAAAGGAGGTAGAAATTCATTTAGATATCTTGCGAAATGAAGGTTTTGTTGAAGATAATAAACTTACAAATAAAGGCATTATGGCTACAAGTATTAATGAAATTCATAGTTTGGCTTTTGTTGATGTTTTAATAAATAAAAGTCTTAATAATTTAACTGTTGAACAATTGATTGCTGTATTAAGTATATTTTGTGATGTTCGATTAAGCGATGAAAATAAAATTTTTAATGAAAAATATGCTATTGATGATGAAGAAGTAATAGCATCAATTAGGGAAATCAAAAAACAATACAATAAATATTATGATATTGAAACGGCAAATCAAACAGCTTTTATGTTCAATTATGAATTGCAATATGATTTAGTTGAAATTGTTTATAAATGGTCGAAGGTAGAAAATGAAAATGAATCTTTAAAAATATTAGATGAATTGAAAAAATGGGATATTCATATAGGGAATTTTAGCAAAGCTATTTTGAAAATTTGTAACATTGCTATGGAATTGGAAAACATTTGTTTATTGGAAAATAATTTAGAACTTTTAAAAAAATTAAAGCAAGTTCCTGAAAAAATAAAAAAATTTGTTATTACGAATCAATCATTATACTTATAAAATTTTATAATTTAAATATAATAATAAAATATATTTAAATGTTATTTTATTTATTAATAATTTTAATAATCATTTTTTTGACAATTTATTTTTATAATTATCAGAATAGAGTAAATGAACATATAAAAAAAACAAATGATATGCATAATATGATTGAAGAAATGTATAAAAAAGTTTAAAGATTAATTATAATATTATATAAAATGCCGATATATTTTGAAGAATTAGAGATAATAATACAAAAATGGTTTAAATTATGTCAGTTAGAAGTACCAATAAAATCGCCAGCATCATGGGTATCTTATAAAAGTTTTATGAAGTCAACAAAAGAAGATATGTTGAGGCAAATTATAAAAATATTTGAAAACATTGATATTAAAAATGTGATTATGATTCCTGATTTAGATAACAATGGTAGATTTTACATAAAAATGACGCCAGTTAAATCAAAATTATGATTTTTTATTTTTTTTTTGTTAAAAAAAAAAAATAAAAAATAGGAAATAAAAGAGAATAGTGTAGAGGTGTATAACATGAATAAGAGGTATATTGGCAGGATAACCCGAGTAGTAGAGAGGTATGATATAGAATAGCAGTATAATTCTATATCATAAAAATAATAAGAGAATATGAAAATATAAAAGATAGGGTATATGAAAAATAGAATATAATAATAAAAAGAGAATATGAAAATATAAAAGATAGGGTATATGAAAAATAGAATAAAGTAAAAAAAATGGAGAGAATTATGCGACATTAAGTACCTGATAATAATTCCTATTGTAGATTGCCGGGTATCCTTGCGTATATAGCAGTGTATATAGCAGTGTAGATAGCAGTGTAGATAGCAGTGTATCCTTGTGTGTATAGCAGTGTATATTGCAGCGTATCCTTGCGTAGATGGGAGTGTATTCTTGCGTAGATGGGAGCGTAGATGGGAGTGTAGATGGGAGTGTAGATGGGAGTGTAGATGGGAGTGTATATGTGTATAATTCTCTCTAAATAATAAAATAGAAAGTGAAATGAGAGAATGAAATAAAAAAATATAAGGTTTGATAAAATTATGTATCGAGTAGATAATATCTGGGAATGGTGGTAATCCATTTCGCGCCTGATAATCGAGTTTTATAATAAAATTCACTGTATTGCGTAGATAGCAGCGTAGATAGCACGGTATCCTTGTGTAGATAGCAGCGTAGATTACAGCGTAGATTGCAGCGTAGATAGCAGCGTAGATAGCACGGTATCCTTGTGTAGATAGCAGCGTAGATTACAGCGTAGATTGCAGCGTAGATTGCAGCGTAGATAGCACGGTATCCTTGCGTAGATTGCAGCGTAGATTGCAGCGTAGATTGCAGCGTATTCCTTGGGTAGATTGCACGGTATCCTTGCGTAGATAGCAGCGTAGATTGCAGCGTAGATTGCAGCGTATTCCTTGTGTAGATAGCACGGTATCCTTGTGTAGATTGCAGCGTAGATAGCAGCGTAGATTGCAGCGTAGATTGCAGCGTATTCCTTGTGTAGATAGCACGGTATCCTTGTGTAGATTGCAGCGTAGATTGTAGTGTATTCCTTGCGTAGATAGCAGCGTAGATAGCAGCGTAGATAGCGGTGTATTCCTTGTGTAGATAGCGGTGTATTCCTTGCGTAAATAGCAGTGTAGATGGTGGTGTAGATGGTGGTGTAGATGGTGGTGTAGATGGTGGTGTAGATGGTGGTGTAGATGGGTGTATAATTCTCTCCATGATTAATATATATAGTAATAATATGACAGAGACAATTAGAGAAAAATTAAACAATTTAATAAAAGGTGGTAGGGTGGTTTATACGGTTAAGGAGGTGATAGATTATTTTGATAAAGACAGTATTTTTGCGTTATTGTTTCTGATAACTTTACCGACATCAATACCGGCGCCGCCGCATGCGTTTGGGGTGGAGACGGTGATAGGTGGTGGTTTAACGGTATTATTGTGTGTGCAATTAATATTGGGTTTTGACAAACCGATATTGCCGAATTTTATAACTTTAAAAAAAATTAATCTTGGGCAATTAGAGAATAATAAGTATTACAAAAAGATGGATAAATTACTATTAAAGTTAGAATATTATTTTAAAAAGAGATATACGTTTGTGTTTCAAAGGTTGGTAATAAAGATAATAGCGGCGACGATGATAATACCGGGGGTTTTGATGCTAATTCCGGTAATTTTTACAAATTTATTTCCATCAATATCAATAACACTGATAAGCTTTTCTTTTTTATTTAAGGATGGTTTAATGTTAATAATAACAAGTTTTTTTAGCCTTTTAGTTTCATTATTTTATTTATTATTCTTTAAATATATTTTTAGAGTGGGTAAAAAATTTATGCGAAATACCGGTAATCCATTTCGCGCCCGATAATCCAGTTTTCCCTTTGTTCCTTGGTAGATTGATGGGTAGATTGCGGGTAGATTGCGGGTGGATAGGGGGCGGGTAGTTGGTGGCTAGTTGGCACACGTTGTTGGCGCCAATTTTGCAGGTTTCAAAACCTTCGAAGGAACGTATATGTAATTATAATAATTCTCTCTTAATAATTTTATTGAAAGTAAATTGGAAAATAGAAAGAACAACATACCTTAAAAAAATATAAATTTATATGTGTCAATTAGAAATTCGTGTTAAGCACTATAAATTGATTCCAATTATTTATCTTTTTTATCAATTAAAAATGACATCCTATTTAATTGATAAGCTCGAAGCACTGAAAGAAGATGAGAATAAACTCAAGGAACAGCAGCGTATTCTCCATGAAGAGATTGAATTAGAGATAGAAAAGAAGCGTAGATTAGAATTAGATGGTACAATTATCAAATTACGAACACAAGTAGATGAATTTGGTAAAAATATTGAAGGTAAAATTATGAGAGATAATTTCCCTCTTTTAAGAGAACAAGAAACTACTGATTATCAAAAGGCTTGTGATAAATTTAATAAAGAATACCAACAAGGTTTGATTAGTGATGAAGAAGTATTAAAACAAAAAAAATATTTAAGAGATAGAAAACAAAAAGAGGATGCGAAATATAGTGAATGGAGGTATAGTTCTGGTGAAATGAAGATGAACGACGAAAAAATTACATTAGAGAAATTCAAAGATAACTTAAGTAAGGTTACTAAAGAAATAAAGGATAAGTGTCATATAAGCGGTTCAAGGTTAGGAAAGTCATATATAGAACTTCCTCAAGAAATTAAGATTTATGATGATATTATACCTATATTTACTACAATGATAGGTATAATGAAAAAACAAGAGTATGAGATTGATTCCCTAAAAGCAAAACTTTGTAAATGAGTAATAATTAAAGTTCATAATGTTTTATGTAAATAGTTATTATCACAATTGAGTTATCATGTGAAAAAAAATGATAATTCTCTCTAAATAATTTTATTGAAAGTAAATTGGAAAATAGAAAAAGTTAACACTTAATTATTTTTTTATATAAATCACCAAATCTATTATTACAATCATATTTATTTTTAATAATATTGTAAGCATCCTTATCAATAAGAGTATTAAATTGTTCGCGAGATAAATATGTCCCTGAATAAAAGCATTTGTTTCCTGATAAATCAAGTAATTTTCTTTCAATAATTTTATTATAATGGAATTCTTCACCACTAAACTTTTTAATGTTCCCAAAAACACCAATATCAAAATATAATTCATTATTATTATAAGTCCAAAATTTTGTATTGGATTTTTTAGGAACAACTGGACAAATCCAGAGGGGATATATTTTTATTTCATCGCAAATCCACTCATAATAAACGGAAGCATTTTTATATGGTATCCCCAAATCTTGAACAATATTTTCACGTTTGCTAGTTTTTTTGAAAGATTTAATAATTTTCTGCAAAGCTCGCAACATTCTTGAATTTAATAAATATCTACCAAAAATATTTCTAACCCATAAATTCGTTAAAAAAGATACATCAGTAACCCCCCAAAACATGTCAGCATCCCATCTCCAATAATAATCATACAATGTAAATGTATCTCTTTTATATTTTCGGATTGTTTCATAATATATTTCATTATATGGGTAAGTAGATGGTTTTTTATTTGCCGTATTTGATAACTTACCGGTAATTACATATATTTCATCTTTTTTAAAACACACGGCATCCATAAAATCGATGTCTTTCCCGTTTTTAGCTTTCATAAATTCAAATGCCTCTTTATTATTTGTAAATTTATGATTGGTGACATTTACAAATTTTTTCGCTTCAATTAATTCTAATTTTACTCTTGTTATATAACCAAATACACCATATGAATTGGGTATTGAATTAAATAAATCTTTATTTTCATTGCTATTTGTGCAAAACAACACCTCACCAGACGAAATCAATACATCCATATCAATGACGGAATCATGGCCCCAACCATATTTAAAACTACTTGATTCAATTGAAACACCGGTAATTGCCCCACCAACAGTTATTGAACTTAATTCCGGTATTATTTTTGGCATTAAATTATATTTTAAAGTTTCATTCAATATATCATAATATCTTGTTTTGGAACCGACTTCCACTGTTTTATTATCAACATCTATTTTTATAATTCCATTTAAATTATCCAAACTAAAATGTGTCTTTTTTTTTTCATTTTTACGAAACAACGTGCCTATATCTTTAGATTTCCTCGACACTTCAACATCCTTAATTTTATTAAAACTTTTCAACACTTTATTCAATTCTGTATCATAATCTAACTTTTTATCCCAGAAATATTCAATTATTTGTGTTTTTATTAATGTTAAAAATAAACATATACTTGTTGACATTATATTCTCTCCATGTATAATTTTTAAACTATAATTTTAAAATTATAGTTTAAAAATAATAGTTTTAAAATTATAAAAATGGGAAATACAATGAAAAAAAAAACAAAAAAAACAAAAAAAACAAAAAAATATACAAAAAATCAAAAAAAATATTTACAATATAAACCAAATAAAATAATACAACCAACGGTAAGATTTACAACATTTGGTGGAGAGCCAATAAATATAGAACCGAAATATTCTTATATTTACAACGGGGTGAAAGGAGGATACTCTATGTTTTAAAATAATGTGATATTATTTTAAACATATTAACCATAGCGCATTCTCATTTCACCATAAGACAATTGTCGACCTGACTCTTGGTCAGTAAACATATGTTTCACGGCGGCTTCCATACCTTCATTTTGCATAACATCCAAAGCTTTTTTATTTGCATCATCCATACCAACTCTTAATCTCGAAGCCCTATGAGCACCAGCCCCCGCACCCCTATGAGCACCAGCCCCCGCACCCCTATGAGCACCACCAGCCCCCATTTCTTTATGATAATTCGGTTCATGCCAAGTTCCACCATTTTCATCATTAACTTTAACCCAATTTGCAGCAATGCCATCGCGAACATATTGTGGATAGTCGTATCTTTCCATAGTCCAATCGTGGTCTAGAGCCTTTACATTGGGCCAATTTTCTTGCAACCATTCTTTCCAAGTCATTTTTTCTTGATTCATTTTTTCTTGATTCATTTTTTCTTGATTCATTTTTTCTTGATTCATTTTTTCTTGATATTTTCTTAATATTTTCTTAATATTTTTTATTAAAAAATATTAATCAATTTATATTTTGGATTAATCCCACTTAAATGACGAAACTTGAGCGGCACCCCCACCAAAAGCCATTTCACACTCTGAACCATCTGCGTTAGGATGATTTTCATCTTTATAATTTGGACACCCATAGTAAAAGTAATCATCAAAATATTTTTCAAAATGTAATTGGTGTTTCGGGTCTAATCTCATTTCACCTTTATAAAATCCCTGTTTACGAATGCCTCCGTCATAACGATAAACATAATATTTTGCCGGGTCATAAAAGTTATCTTCTACGTGGTTTCTCCATTCATTCAAATCACATTCAATCCATTCTAATTTTTCTTCTTTCAATAAATCAATCTGTAGTGTTTTTCGTTCATTTTTTAATACCTTTTTTTTTTCTTTACACTCTTTTAATTCTTTTTTTAATTCTTCAATCATTTCTAATTCTTCTTCTATTTCATTTATACGAGTCTTGTTTTTTCTCTCATCATCAAAGACATCTTGAACAGTTCTTTCTTCAGTCATATTTTAAAATAATTTTCCAAAAGAAAAATTATTTTAAAATATAGTTCAATTTAATTTTTTGGATGTCTTTGATATTTAAAACAGGTCAAGGTAGTATCCTAGCCCTTTGGTATCCTTTTTAAAAACATATCCTTTTTTCTCTCCCCTAAACTTATTGGAAGATATAAAATTTTCTCGAATGTTTTTTCGAATGTTTTTTCGAATGTTTTTTCGAATGTTTCCTCGAAAATAAAAGAAAGCAATAATTAATAATAAAATAAAGAATGAAATAAATAAAAAATTATATGAAATCATTATATAATATGTTTTAAAATAATTTGTTTGAAATTATTTTAAAACATGAATTCCAATTAGACCAAATGCTTGTATCGCAATGTGCAAAAGTCACTTGAAACGATTCCATTCTTTTTTGTATTTCATTCAAAGTTAAGAACTTGATATTTCTGGTTTTGTTATATTTATTGTCGCAAATTTCTGGAAGTTTTTTTGCGCAAAAGTATTTGGAATGCAATCTTTTTTCTACTGCATTATAATCAATAACGGTATCTTTCAAATCGATTACCCAATTGATAGTGCAATTATCAGAGCCTTCACAAACCCAACCAATTTTTTTATTATATTTTTCTCTTGCGGAGTAACTCTTAAATTTTCTATTTAATTCTTCTTTTAAAAGTTTGTCCAATGCGGTCATGATATCTTCATATATCATTTCCCCAGATAAAGTTTCTTTTTCAAGTTTTTTCCTGAACATGAAATCGAGTAAATGTCTTGAAAAGCATAAATCTGGACCAATACATACGGTTTTTTTTGAAAAACGATTGTAATAATCTCTTGCTTTTTTGACAATTTTGTAAGCATGTTCATCTGTAAAATCATTGGGAACTTCATCACATTCATTTTTTCTTTTATAGATCATTTCTCCTAATTCCTTATCTGTAAGTTCTATTCCATTTTTCATCAAATTATTTTTGTAAGTTCTTGGTTGAAGGAGGAATGGCTGCCAATCACCAATTTCTTTTTGTTCTTCTTTCGTGAGAAGAACTCTGTTATCTTCAAAAAAAGCATATGTTGTTTTATCTTCACATTTTGTTTCACATTTTTCTTCTTCACCAGTGTAATGAGATTCGCTTCTAATAATGACACCGATACCAGTAACAATTTTTTCATTACCGCGGCAACAAATGTCGCCAGTTTTTATGTTTTTATACCACTCTGTGGAATTCATCGTGGAATTCATCGTGGAATTCATCATTTTAAGTTTTTGATTACTATTTATAGTAATCAAAAACATCAATTTTATATCATACGCTTCGTACTGGGGTCGAACCAGTGACCTCACGATTAACAGTCGTGCGCTCTAACCAACTGAGCTAACAAAGCTGAACTTTTAAAAAAAGTTCGACAAAACTTCTACTTTTAAAGTAGAAGTAGATTTTGACCTACTTTTTTAAAAAGTAGAAGTAGATTTTGACCTACTTTTTTAAAAAGTAGAAGTAGATTTTGACCTACTTAAAAAGTAGAGTATGCCCACGGCAGGACTCGAACCTGCAACCCCCGGTTTAGAAGACCGATACGCTAACCATTGCGCCACGCGGGCAAATGCTCGATGCGGGGCTTGAACCCGCGACCTTCGGCTCATAAGACCGATGCTCTACCAACTGAGCTAAACGAGCCGTGCTCCCCAAGCCGTGCTCCCCTAACCGCGCTCCCCTAACCGCGCTCCCCATAATCCTGCTGGCATCGAAACCAAATATCCCATTAATTGGGTGCCACCGTCTGGCCAGGATTTATACCGCGCTCCCCAAGCCGTGCTCCCCAATCCAGCTCCCTAATCCAGCTCCCCAATCCAGCTCCCTAACCGTGCTCCCCAATCCGTGCTCCCCAAGCCGTGCTCCCTAACCGTGCTCCCCAATTGCCAAAAGTGGGGTTTGAACCCACGCGTGCGAACACAGTCGATCTTAAGTCGACCCCCTTGGACCACTCGGGCATTTTGGCTCTACTTTTCTCTACTTTTGAAAAAGTAGGACAAAAAAAAAACAAAAAAAACATATTAATAATTTTTTTATACTGCATCACAAAAGCAGTATAAAAAACACCTAGACCTAAAACTGTAGCACCTTTTCTTGACTCTACAATAATATATATTAACATCTCTTTAAGCCCATTTGGTTATACTTTTTGAAAAAGTAGAGTTTTGTCCTACTTTTCCCAAAAGTAGAGTTTTGTCCTACTTTTCCCAAAAGTAGAGTTTTGTCCTACTTTTTGAAAAAGTAGAGTTTTGTCCTACTTTTTGAAAAAGTAGAGAGGTAGAGTTCGTAATAAAAAACAGGAATAAAGTAAATAAAAGCATTCAAGTTCATAATGAAAGAAATGACCATAACGGAAAAGAAAACAATTTTGTTAAATTTATATTTAACATTTTTATTGAATATTGTTAAATATTTATCATTTATTTTATCACGGAAAATCACCCAAGCAGCTAAAAAAAAAGCACACCAGTTACCAAGAGGACAAATCTTACAACCATATTGCTTGGTATCAACAGCATGTTTAAAAAAAGTAGGCATTTTTTTTAAATCCATAAGAGGTGCTTCCCAGATATTATGAAAGGAATATTTTGTTTTAAAATAATTCCACATAAAAATAATATAAAATGCTTCAATGAAAGTCTTCATATAAAATAACAATATTATATAAATGATTAAAATATCGAATAAAAAAGATATGAAGTTTTTATTGAAAATATTAATATTTTCCTTATTATCGTATTTAGTATTAAAAGTTAACGAAGGACTTTGCACAAAAACAACAACATGCAATCAGTGTGACAATTGTAAAAACAAGGGGCAACATTGGGGGTGGCCCAAACATTTTTAGGCCCAAACATTTTTAGGCCCAAACATAGGCCCAAACATTTTTAAATAATCAAAATTTAAATTGATTTTAAATTTTGATTATTTAGACCATAAACATTAAAAATTATAACATCTAAATATGCAATCTAACAAATCTACTGTTTCCAATTTGAAGAAAATGGCAATGACACCATACGTATTTGCAGCATTTACCGGAGACCGGTCAGGGTCAATGCAAGGAATTTACAATGAATCTGCAACAGGATTATATGAATGGGCAACAGATTTGATTGAAAGTGCAAATGAAAATAATCAACAAGGAAGAATGTTTATCACCTGTTTTGATAACACGGCTGAAAGAAGATTAGATAATGTTGATTTAAAGAATGTTCGTATTACACAAAGAGATTGTATGAATTGGATGAAACCTCGTGGTTCAACAAGATTGTATGACACAGCCATTGAAGACTTGGATAATATTATTGCAAAGGTAGAAGAATTTAAAAAAAATCTACCGCGTGCAGTGAAAATGTTAAATCCGAAAGTATCTATTGTTTGGGCATGTTGCACGGACGGGTATGACAATTGCAGCGTTAATAGTTCAAATGATTTGAAAAACAAGGTATTATGGGCACGGGAACAGGGTGTAAAGTGTTTCTTTTTGGCAGCAAACCAGGATGCAGTAACAACGGGTAAAAATTATGGATTTTCACCGGATACATCAATGACATATACAGCCGATGCCCAACATTCGGCAATGGCATTTCGAAGCGTATCTACAAATATGAAACAGGCATCGCGTGGAGAAAACTATACATTTACGCAATACCAAAGACAATCCAGCCAAGACCCTCGTGATACCAACGATACCAACACCACCAACGATACCAACACCACCAACGATTCGCCAAGTCAATACACGTCTCCACCACCTCTTACAAATAGACAAAGATACTATATGAGTCTTAATCAATCACCACCTTCACTAATAAGGGCACCTAGAGTAAGATTCTTATAAATTATATAAATTATATAAATTATATAAATTATATAAATTGATATTTTTTTATATGTTTTCGATAGAAAACATATAAAAAAATATAAAAATATGGCTTGGTATGAAGAACAAGAAATATCATTTGAAGATGCGCGAAAATCAGTAAAAAACAGTTTAAAAAACGAAAAAATGTCACATTGGATATTAGAACAATGCTTGCAAGACGAATATAAAAAATACAATAGCTTTGGTTCATATCGAGGTTTTTATACGTTCGCTGAACCTTCCATATTAAAAGTAGCGCGAAGAAAAAACAAAATTGCAAGAAATAAAGCATTGCAAACATTAAAAAGAGCAACACCTTTTGAAATTTGGATAAATCATATATTATATAGACCAACGTCAAATGAACAAAAATCTCTCCGTTATGAAGAATTAAAAGCTAATTTCGAAAGCCAATAAATCCTATCTAATATTTTTTATTTTTTTATATTTCAATATAACTTGCGCCACCCTAGTCATAGGAATACCCAAATACCCTGCTGTAGCCTTTATGCCTCGAGAATTGCGAAAAAATGTTGATATTATAATAGAATCACTAACCATATATAAATTATTGTTTAAAATTTAAATACTTTTAGTGACAATATTTTTCAGAAGAAAAAGTTTTTTTAATTATAATTTTTCCACCCAAAAAATAGTTATTTTATAATTTTTTATATAAAATATATATATAGTATGAAAAAAAAAAATAATATAAAAAAACTATTGCAAAATGTTTTGTTTATTTTTCTAATTTATTTTACAATTAAGCATATTTATTTATTATATTTAAAAAATACCGAAAATTTCATGGACGAGGCAGAGATATACAATAAATGTAAAAGCAACTGTACAGAAACAACGGCAACAGAAAAAAAAGGTCAAAATGGAGAGATAATAACAATAACTACGAAGAAAAAGAAAAATGACTACCGCCAATGTTTTAATAAATGCCGAACGCCCCTAGTTGACGCGAACAACCTGGAAATTAAAAAAATGAAGCCAATATTTAAAAGAATAATGGGTGACTTTATGAATCATGTTTTTCGATTTTAAAAATATTATTAATAAATTTATATATAAATGAGTAAACTACAAAAAAAAATATGAGTAAACTACAAAAAAATATATCAATTATATTTTTTTTATTTTTCATTTATTATTTAACAATTAAAATATTTTCATTAAAATTTAGAGCAGGCTTCACCGGCGACCAATGTAAGAACAATGCGAAAGGAAAATATAAAAGATATCAAAATAATAAGACCGGAACTACTACAACAGATTGTTTGGATTGTATTGGGGACAAAAAAAGGAAACAGTGTAATAGCCCTGATTTTAGAGCATGGAATGAAGAAACTTGCAAAAGTTCCGGTTGCAAACGAGCGTGGTTAGACCAGATATGGAACATTTCTGATGATTATATGTGGGAAGAAAACAAAAATCCATGTATGACCAAGCCTTTTTGTAAAAATTGCAAAACATGTAAGGACGAAGGAAAACTTGGTCAGGTCAACGGTGAAAAAACCATTGGTTTGAAAGATGGAACCGATTTTGATTGTAAGAAATGTGAACCAGAAAAGGTAGACGCTACTGGCGACGGCGACACTGACGACTCAAAAAAGTGTGAAGGGACACAAATTCTCTTTTTTTGTTTTAATACTTGATCCATTTAATGAAATTTTTCAACAATTTATGAAGTTCTTTGGTGCATAATTTCAGCAGCACCACAATCGTGGTGAATATATTTTTTATTTAACCAGGGTTTTACAGATAAATCCAGAACATTATCATCAACAATATAACCCATGATTTTGTTAATGATATCTTGATTCTCAAAAGGAACAGCTCCGTTTTGTTTAATAATAGAATCGACAAATCTGCTTACGGAATCATATGAAAAACCATTAAATTGCAACATTTTATTTCCGCGATAAATAAATTTGGAGCACCATTGACATCTATGCAATTTTCTATTACAAATATAAAATTGCACAGACATTATTGTAATTATATTGTTATTATATTGTTATTATATTGTTATTAATAACAATATTTCAATTTAAATTACTAGATGTAATATTAAATAAATATTTCTTGGCAGCATCGCACAAAGAACCGGTAAACGTAACACCTTTTTTTCGCAACAAATAATCTTTAATAAGTCGTTTATTTGAAGAAAATTTAAAAAAATCATATTCCTGCGGTTCTATTTTATTATTGTATATGGCACTTTCATATTTTATATTCCAATCAAAAAATTTAGAACCATAACCATTAATTTCTTGTAATTTTAAAATATGTTCCATTTCATAATTTTCCAAAACACATACATTTTGCAAAAAATTTCTGGAGAGATTTTTGGAAAATTCATTTGCAGCAACAGTAACCGCCTTTTTTGATATAATTTTATCAAAAGAATTATATGAATCATTTTTAATCCAGTATGTATTAAATTTTAAAATTTCCTTGTTCTGCGCCTTTTTGTCAATAACGCCAGTAACAACAATATTGCGTTCACTATTAAAACCATCATGACAACTATAACTATCAGCATTACCACCAAAACTATTGTTGCCAAAACCTATATTAGAATAATTCTCTCCATCATAAACAATCTTATCAATCTTATCAATTATCTCATTGAGAATATTTTCAACATTTTCAACATTTTCAACATTTTCAACATTTTCAACATTTTCAACATTTTCAACATTTTCAACATTTTCAACATTTTCTTCGTCAGAGTTATCATCGAAAACAACATCAACCTCTTCAATATTATCCAATAAGGTTCTTTTGGTATAGGATAAAACCGATTTATTTTGGACAATGGTATTATGATTATGCCACGCTAAATAAATTTCACTATCTGGACAACATGGGAACATAACATCAAAGGTGCTTTCGCCAAAATAATTTAAATCACAAACATTGCTTTCACTACCATATGATATTTTATCATTAACTTTTAAAATAAAACATGGTATATATTTTTTCCAGTGCAACATTTTCGCCAAAACAACACAACCTTCGCAAAAATTATGACAATTATCATTTGTTATTTTATTTGAAGATATGTCGCAAAAACATCTCAAAGAAACATTATTAAATACTTTGGAACGAGATACCAAACAATAACCATATAAACAGGAAAATATATCTATTTTATTAACATCATAATTTTTTGGATATTTGAATAAGTCTTTTTTGTTTACCCATAAATTTATGTCACCGTCGTAAATATTTTCATTATTTGAATTATAAAATGATAAATTGTTATAATTTGAACTATTGGAATCATTATCATAATTTTTAATAAAACTATTTCCTTCATAACGAGATTCTAATATATTTGGCAGTCTTTTATAATTTTGTTCATATTTTATTTTAGATTTTTTATAATTTTTTCTTCCAAACATTTTAATAAAATAATATAATTTTATTTATTATTTTATTATTTTATTATTCTTTTTTTCTTCTTTTCTTCTTTTCTTCTTTTATTATTCTTATTTTCTTCTTTTTTTCTTCTTTTTTTCTTCTTATTTTCTTCTTTTTTTACCGCTATTTTTTCTGGTCCCTTTTCTGGTCCTTGTCCCTTTTCTCCTACCCTTAACCCGTCTTCTACCGCGTTTTCGCCGTCTAGTTTTTCCAACAACACCTGAAACAACTTTGTTAGCAACGCCTTTAATAGTATCAAGGGTCCATATAGAAAGTTGACCTGCCCCACTTAATGCCGAAGTAATAATTTTACCACTTGAATCGACTAATTTATCAATTGTTGTTGTAATAATAACCAACCCTTTTCCAGTTTGAACAAAAACATAAGCAAATAAACCACCTGCTAAAGGTATTTTAGTAACAAATTTTCCAAGTTTTTTTAATATATCTTGAGATTTTTTTCCTACATTTCCAACAACATTTGAAGTAGTAACGCCGGAAACTAAAGAATTAATTAATCCAACTAAACCGTTAATACCTTTTTTTCCTTGTTTAATCATTGTATATATAAACGCAAGAAAAAATAAACGCAAGAAAAAATAAACACAAGAAAAAATAAACACAAGAAAAAATA